CGACCCACCAGGGTCTTGCCGCACCATCCAAGCTCCATGTTTGGAACTTAAGTTGTTGTGGCTAGCATGCTTTGGAGACAACGACAGCACCTGGGTCCACAGAGAAGATTCGTGGGTGCATGCTGGTGAGAACGACGATTACCCTGTAACCCACCATATGGTTGAAGTGTTGAGGAATGCGAAAGGCTGCATTGCAGCCGACTTGACGGCTTTTGATAGGTACATGTCGGCGGAGATGATTGCCCCCTTTTTCATGGCGTATTTGTCCCACTTCAACCCTGGAGTTCCTGACAATTTGCTGCGATTCCTGGCCCAACTAACCATCAATGGGCCACTCCTCATGTCTGATGGCACAGTGTACATGCGCACTCGAGGCAACCCCAGCGGGTTCATGAACACGTTGAGGCTGAACTGTGTTGTGCATTTGACTTGCCTCGCTTATGTTGTTATGCGCCGCACTGGGATTTCAGACCCTCTTGCCGTGGCTAACATCATGCATGACGAGATGTATGTCCAAATGTGTGGCGACGACTCGCGGCACTTTGCGTTGTCCGACAGGGCTGTTGACATCTTTGATTTGGCCCACAACGGGCAAGCTTTTCTGGATGTTTGGGCCGACGAATTACCCTGGGAAGTCAAGCTGGAGGGTATCGTGACGTACCCCAACAATTCTGACCTCCCGGAACGGGCTGCTATCACTCCCCCGATGGTCTCACGACGGTTTCTGGTCATTCAAGGTCGAGTTTTTGAACCCCTTTACAATCTGTCACGCGTGTTGAAGAGGCTGGCATGCAGTGAGAGCCGGGACCCTGAGCTTGAGAAAGCTCTCGCCATGTCGGCGTTCAGTTCCCTGGCCCTGCACATTTTCTGGATGGCTCACGGCTGGCTCCGCTCCCCGGTATTGGACTTCCTCATGCGGGAGTTCGGCCACTATGTCACTCCAGCTCAGATCCAGGGGTGGGCCGCATCTGCCTACAAGCAGATGGGACGACAGCGCTTGCCGCCGCCTTCATTGGCGGCCCCACGCCTGTGGTGCTAGGCACCCCCCTGAGGGCGCGACCACATGAAATAGGTCGGAAACCCGCGCCTGCTATGGTACCGTCGTGGGTGTGGTGGGTGGGGTAAAACACAACCATTGATTTTACAGTATCTACTATGTCTGCTCTTGCTCACACAATGCTAGCATCGCAATTGGCTGGGGGACTCTCTCGCAGGCAGAAGAAGGCCCTTGCGGCCGGTAATGCTCCCAGGGTGACCACGCAGGTGGTTCAAACAGGGCGTGCTCCTCGCAAACGCGGAC